ACCAGAGGGTTAGAGCGATATGAGTGCCCCCACTGTGATCATATCATGGTGATGGGTGACACTCGAGTGGAGTGTGAGCAGTGCTGTCCGTGGAAGTGTGTGTTGCAGTCTGAAGAAGTTCTCCTCGCCCCACTAGTACCTGAAATGACTGTTGAAGATACTCAAACCACTGGATTTATCGACTCCAATGTTGGAGCTACTGTTGGAACTGAAGTTTCTCCACTCGATTATGAGCTTGCAGACGCACAAACTACGGCTGATCTCGCGTCCTATATGGCTCGTCCCGTTAGAGTGCTCTCATTCACTTGGTCACAATCTGATCCAGTGGGGTACAAACTTTTCAACCAACCAGTGTGGAGGTTGTTTGCTGAAAATGCTTCCATCAAGAACAAGCTGACCAATTATGCATTCCTGCGGGGCAATCTCAAACTCAAATTTGTGCTGAATGCCTCCCCTTTCCTGTATGGTTCGATGCGTGCTATGTATCTTCCAATGCAGAATTTTAAGGCGTATGGCGGAACTTCAAGCTTTCCGAGTTCTTTTTTGCCCAATTCCCAGCTCCCTGGTGTTTGGTTAGATCCAGCACACAGTGAAGGGGCCGTTTTGACCTGCCCTTTTATTTGGCCGAGATCTTTCCTGCGCGTTGGTGCTATCGCTGATTTTATCAACATGGGATCTATTTCCATGACTATCTATAATCAGCTAGCTAGTGCTAATGGTGCTACAAGTTCAGTTTCGGTTCAGTGCTACGCTTGGATGGAGGACGTAGTAGTTGCAGGACCCACACTTGCTCCAGCTTTGCAGGCTGATGAGTATGGTGTCGGTCCGGTCTCTGCTCCAGCATCGGCCATCGCTGCGGCATCTAGAAAGTTAGGTAATGTTCCATACATTGGTAAATTCGCGAAAGCCACAACTATTGGTGCTTCAGCGGTGAGCAAGATAGCTACTTTATTCGGATTTACAGACGTTCCCGTTATTTCGGACACAGAACCCGTGCGGAATTCTCCATTTCCTCAGCTGGCTACAGCTAAGATAGGGTACGTACACGAAAAGTTAGCCCTTGATCCGAAGAACGAGCTCTCTATTGACCCTTCCATTGTTGGTCTCAATGGAGAAGATGAATTGGCTATTTCTAAGTTCGTGCAGCGAGAATCGTTTTTGACAAATGTATCCTGGTCCAGTGCTCAAGCGGCTGATACTCCACTATTTACTAGTGTAGTAACCCCGCAACTTGGTTATGTATCAGGAACAACTTATGACTTCACACCGATGGCCCTTTTATCAACATTGTTCCGCAACTGGCGTGGTGATGTGATCTTTCGATTTCGCTTCATTGCTACACCGTTTCATAAGGGGCGTGTGCGTATTAGTTACGATCCTTATTCCACTGACGTCCAAACTGCAGCTGATACCGGTCCTTACGTCTTTAACAAGATTGTTGACTTAGGTGCGGAGACTGATGTGGAGGTGCGTATACCTTATCAGCAAGCGCTGCCATGGTGTTACAATAATTCCCAAATCAGTGCATCATCTTGGACCACTAGTACTTCTCCTACTCTGACCCTGACTGATACGTTCAATAACGGCATGATATCGTTGAAGGTACTGACCGCTTTAACGGGTCCTACAACTGCCGCTAATGTTGGAATCCAGGTTTTTGTTCGAGGTGCGGAGAACTTGGAATTTGCTAATCCCGCAGTTGGTAATTTTGACATGACTCCATTTGCCTTGCAGTCCGAAGAGTATTACGAACGCAAACCGGCCGAGACTATGAATTTCGGGCATCAGGGGGCTAGTGAGTCTCATCGCGAGCTAGTGAATTTCGGTGAAACTGTTCGATCTCTGCGCACATTGTTGCGGCGAAAGAATCTGTTAGATACTATTCAGATTCCTGCACCAACTTCTAACACGGCTGGTGTTTTCCGAATTACCCAGACGCGGCATCCTGCCTTCTACGGATATGATCCTAGTGGTATGAATAGTGCAAAGGGTGTGATTGTTCCCGCTACTAATTTCAAGTTCAATTTCACCCTGATGTCACCGTGGCATCTCATATCGAACTGTTTCTTAGCTCAGCGGGGGTCGATGAACTGGACCTTTAACGCTACAAAAGGTAATAGTGCCTTGACTTCGCGAATCTCCCGGTACAATTATACGTTTCCAGGTTATGATGCAACTTTTCAGGGTGATACTAATACCAATATAAACGCTATGGAGTGGGCGTACTGGAGGAATAGTACATCGACTTGTGCTGGAGCTTCACTGACGCACACTAACACCACTAATGGTCATAGTGTTGCTTTGCCAGCGTATACTCCATTTAAATTCGAAACTACTGATCCCCGTGATGCTACAAGTCCGGGTACGGGCACACGGTATGATGGGAGTGTTTATGATACCATCATGGTGGAGTTCCCCTACGATACGACCTACAATAATATTGCGGGTTTCACAGTGGAACGCTACTTTAGTATTGGTACCGATTACTCCCTCCATTTCTTCTTGTGTTGTCCAACACTGAACTACCTAAATGCGGCAACTGTCCAGATCTAAGAGTATGGTGAGTGAACCAAATATGTGTCCTTCTGGCAGACCCCAGATTGATTCAGAGCAAGAGTCTGACCGTCTTGTCCAATGATTTATTATTGGCTGATGGTTGAAACACTTTTAGTGTATGCATGTGGTGACTTTTGTCACTCGCAATCAGGAGCGATAACCTGACGCAGAGAATACCTGCCTAAACAAACATAATACCATACCCACGTGCGGGATGGGGCGGATGAACAATCCGCCGGCCTTATCAGGCTGTTTTTAATTGTCAAATCAATAAAACGGTCTTCGGGCCTCCCTTTTGCATTTGACGATTTTAAATACCTGATCTGTGCCACCAATTAGCA